GATCAGATCAGCGGCCACGGTTACCGGCCCGTACCGCGTCGTTAACGCTCGGCCGCATGAACGGATGGGCCTTCATTTTCCACGTCCCGTACTCCTGAGGAATGGCGTAGTCCACACCATCCACTCCCCACCGTGCAAAGCCAGGGCCGGATGTGACCTTGATGCGGCTCCGAAGGTGCCCCGTATCCACAGCCACCCGACGCCGCGCTCCAGCCGCCCCGCCCTCGGCGATCTGCTCAAGGCGACTCTGGACCTTGGGACCCTTGGCGAACTTCAGCACCACGTCACGATGGATCACCATCCGACCGGCCATTAGCTGGTCTTACGGCGTGACTTCGGCTCGGCGGGAGCTTCCGGCTCGGCCTCGGCCTCGGGTGCGTCGTCGCCCCACTTGAGCGTGTACTTGGTCGAAACGCCCGACTCGTTAACGTAGTGGGAGACCGTGTAGCCGTCCGGAATCTCGGCTGCGATCAGGGCCTCGTCGTAAGCCTCCTGGGAGGCGTGGTGTGCTCCCGGGTGCTCGACGGTAACTGTCTTGGTCGTCATGTTCTCTCCTAGGCGTTTCCAAAGCCGGACACCTGTTTGAGGCCGGCTTGTACGTGTTCGAATCCTGGCAGTCCCGGGGTCAGGGTGGCCCACTGGACCTCGTACTCGGCTCCCGTGGTGTCGTCCACCACCCGGTCCCGGAACGACAGATCTGTCGGATCACAGATCAGCATGAACTCGACAGTCTCGGTGTCGCCCGGGCCGCCCGAGCGCCCGAGGTTGAGTGAGATGTCGGCCGGGACGAGAGTGGCGATGGTCTCACCGACCGGATCCGGCGAGTCGGGCGTGTCCGGCTCCCACGGGTCCCGGCCGGACTCCTCGAGGATGGGCACCCGGACGATAGAGATCGTGGTCGTGTATAAGGCCAGGCTCATCGGTAGACCAGGAGCCCCGAGCCGGGGTAGCCGGCTGCCTGGAGATACTCCACAGCCCGGGGAGCATAGCGGGATCTGCCACTAGGCCGCTCGACCGAAACCGTGCTGGTCACCATCCGGGTGTACTCGTCCTTGAGCCCGTCCGGGTCGTCTGCCATCCATACCGCTTGGAGCACGGTCAGCCGGCGTAGCAGCTCGGCGTCGGCCGGGTCAGTGGGCAGCCCAGTAGTCGAGCCGACCGTGTAAACGCACCCGGTCAAGAGGCCGTCCACGATGGTCGAAGCCAGGGCCAGGAGCCGATCAGGGTTAGCTGGCATCGGACCGTCCAGGATCTCATCCTCTAGGTCGTCAACGCTTGCGTAAACCCTCATCGGCCCTGCCCCTGTCTACTCAGACCCGCTTGGACTCGCCAGTCTCCAGGTTATGGCGAATCGTAACGCCCTGGACCTCATACTCCTCGAATCGGTCCTCGGAGTCGTCCCGGTCCTCGTCGCCCACATAGCCGGTCTTGATGTGGGATACGACGGGCAGCCCGAGCTTGGCGGCCTCGGCCGCTTCGGCTCCGGACGGGGTGAGAGTGGAAATCCGCTCCCGCCAGTCGGTCGTGTCAAACGGGGCGTCCCCCGGGGCTGTGTTGATGGCGATGTCTCCAGGCATCTCGCCCTCAACCGTCGTTACTCCCGGCCGGTCGCCATGGATGTGGCCCTCGCTGGCGGCCTGCTCGGCTGCCTTGGCCGCGTCCTCAACCTTGCGTCGTGCTTGTGCCATATTCCGATCCTCTCAGGACGCCAGGACGTTGGTCATGCGTGCCGCACCCGGCCCGAAGACCGCCACGCCACAGAAGAATTCGATCCGGGTCCGGTAGACCGGCTGGGCGTCGATCTCGCCAAGGTCCCGAACACTCACGCCGCCGTTGGTCAGTCCGGTGACGCCTCGGTCGGACTCGTCCTGCCCCCACTTGACCGCGTAGATCGAGGACGTGGTAGCGCCGGCCGTACCCGTCCCGGTCTCGGTCTGCGTCAGGATGTTAACGCCGGCTGCCGTCGTGCCGGGGTCCATGACCGGGATGCCGTTATAGGTGAGCACGAGCTTCTGCGTCAGGGTCTCCCGGAATGTGTCCGTCCCGCCAAGCCGGCGACCAGCCGCCCGAATCCGGGGAATGATCGAAGAGTTGGCGTAGATGACACCGTTACCCGGGGAGATGCCTGGCACCCGAGCGAGCAAGAGGTCGAGCTGGTCGAAAAAGTTCTGCGTGTCCGTGCCACCGTTGCCGACGACCGGAAGCCCATTGGTCGCTCCGGTCGGAGAGTAGACCTGGGCACCTGTGAGGCGTTTCTTCAGACCATCGAAGCCGTTCGGTGCGTCGCCACCGCCCGCCACATCGCCATTGAAGAATGCGTCCTGGAAGCGGTACGAGGCTGCCTTGACCTTCATCCGGGTCTGGATGGCCCGCTGGTCGTTGAGGTTGCCACGAGTCTTGACGATGAACGTGTCAACGTCAGCGTCGCCGCCAAGGATGACCAGAGACTCAGTGGCCTGATTGATCACGCCAGTGGACTCGGTATACGCAGTGTTGACGGCACGAAACGCAACCGAGGGAAGCGTGCCCTCGGTGTTATACGCGTAGGCGTTGCCCTCGATATTCATGAGTGGGATTCGGTCTAGGACCGGGCTCTCTTGGACGAACGTCTCGATAACGCCCCGCTGGAGGTCGTTCTGAGAGAGGGTCGCCGCCTGGGCCAGTGTCACCGCCATGCGGGTGTCTCCTGTCTAGGGATTGCTAGCCGCGTACGCAGCGGCTAGGCGTTGCTGTGGCGTGGCGTACTCCTGCGTGCCAGGAGACTTACCGCCCGCCATATCGCCTCCGGATTTGCTCGGAGACTTGCGCTGGCCGTTCGCTGACTTCGCTCGGAGATTGGGATTAGCCGCCAGCGCAGTCTTAGCCGCGTCCCGGATGTCAGTCTCAAAGGACGCATCCGTGGGGTCCAGATCCTCAATCTCTCGGAGGAACGCCCGAGAGTCCAGCAGGGCATCCGGGTCCACCCCGGTTACCCCTGCCACCTTGTAGACCGCCAACTCGACCTTGGCTAGACGAAGCTCGTTAGCCGAGCTGTCATCGGGTGCCTGAGTCTTCGGCGGTTCCGTGGTGGTTTCTGCTCCCAAATCCACTCCGAGCGCTTCCGCCAGCTTGGCAATAAGTGCCGCTTGCCCTGTCGGGGCTGTGGCTGCCTTGCTGGGCGGTTCGGTGCCCTTGGCTGCCTTACGGAGCCGTTGATTTTCCCGCCGAAGTGCTCGGATTACGGCTTTGGTCGTCTCCGGAAGTGCGTCGAAGTCATCTTCAGCGCTGTCTTTGGCCTCCTGGGCCTCTTCCGGTACGTCTTGAGCCTGATCCTGGGGCTCGGCTGCCTCCTGGGCGTCCGAACCGTCAGCGGGGAGTGGCATTGGGTGGCCTCCTGGGCCTAAACGGTGGTCCCGGTCCGGCCGGGTCCTCTCACGAGGCGATCATAGCCCTAGGCGAACCGTTTACACCGCTTGTGGCACCCGTCGGCAGGTTTCCAGGGCCGAGAACGGGCGTTGGAGGTACCGGGGTCTCATTCTTGATCGCCTCAGCCTCGGCGGCCACCTGATCGGGGGTCCAGTCCGGGTGGAAGAGGGCAATTTTGGTCTGCAACGACGCCGCTTTGGCCGCGTCGAGCATCTGGATCGTCCGGGCAGTGTTCTCGGGAGCCTCGGAGATGGCATCACCGAACTCAATCGGAGGTCTCAGCACGTTTACACCGTCCGGACCGAAGAGGGCCACATCCACAGCCAGCAGAACCTCTAGAGCTTGACCGACCGCTTGAGACCAGTAGCCGATTTTCTTGTCCCGGGTGGTGAGCGTCCGCTTCTCCCGGGCCGAAATCTCGGTCGCCGTCAGGGCCTGACCCTCAGACTCACCGGTGAACGTCTGGATGCTGTAGCCGGCTCCCCGCACGATCTGCTCTAACAGTTCCTGGCAGGTCCGAGCGTGCTCATCGACCCGAATACCGAACTGGACCTCGTTGATCTTGCCCTCATCCGGCCCAAGGGACAGGTCCATTCCGACCATAAGTTCCCGGTCTAGGTCGAAATATGCCCCTTGTCCCGGTCCGAACGTCGAGAGAGCCGACTGGGGCACGATCAGACGGGCCAGGCCGAGCCGGACATCCCGCATCCACGAGGACCAGACCATATCGAGCCGGTCCATCGCCTGCTCGATGCCCTGGTAGTCGGAGCGTCCCCAGTAGGTTGCCTCAGGAATCTTCCGCCAGATCCGGTTGGGCCGGACGTTTGGCACGTAGACCGCAGTCAGAAGCGGCGTCCCGGTCTCAATGGCGCTGTTCTCGTCCACCAGATCCGCCAGCTCGGCGGTCTCCGGGA